TCTGCACTCGCCGCTTCTGGCGCAGTGACCTGGGGTGGCGGCGGTGTGGGCGTTGGCGCTCGTGAAGTTGGTGAGTTTGCTGGTTGCCGCGTCATCGTTGACTCTCAGGTCAACATCAATGACCCGACCTCTTCTGGCAACCGTCAGGAGTTCCGTTGCTACATGATGAAGTCCGGCACCATCCTTGAGGGTGTGCAGCAGGATCTTCGGATTGAAGCCGACCGGAACGTGCTCTCGAAGCAAGACGTCCTGTCTGTGGACTACCACTCTGCCTATCACGTCATGGGCACCAAGTGGGGCTCCTCTGACGACAACCCCACCAACGCAAACCTGCGTACCGGCAGCAACTGGTCTGCCACTTACGACATTGACCTCATCCCTATGGTTGAGATCTTCGTCAACTCTCCTCTGGATAACGCCACCACCTGATCCTGACGAGACAAACGGCCCTACCATTAGGTGGGGCCACCTTCTTTTTGGCATGGCATACGGCACTCCTAAAAAGCTGACCACCCGGCAAAAAGCTGCGATGGAACGCCATGCAGAGCATCACACCAAAAAACACATGGCTGAGATGCGACGTCTGATGAAGGCTGGTAAGACCTTCACAGAAGCGCATAAAATGGCAATGAAAAAGGTAGGGAAGTAACTCGTGGCTGCAACAATCACCGCTACTCTCAGCAGCGCGTCAGCCAACAGCTACGTGACCCTGGCTGAAGCCGACGCATATTTTGAGACCGTTCCAAGCAGCACGCAGTGGGACAACAAGAGTGATGACAACAAAAACCGTGCGTTAATTTCAGCCACCCGTTGGATTGATACGTTGAATTTTTATGGTGATCGTTGCGATGCAGACCAAGCTTTGAGCTGGCCTCGCAATAATTATCACGTTGATCGGGTAGAGCTAGTTTGCACAGCTATCCCAAACGACATTAAGTATGCAGCGTTCGAGCTGGCGAATGCTTTAGCCAATGACACGGACTCAATTACAGGGACTACCGGCGATACGGGGTTATACGAGTCCGTCAAGCTCGGTGAGATGGAAGTTAAGTACAACATTTCTAGCCAGGCTACGGGAACCGTCAATAATGTCTTCCTTGGCTCCAGTCTTACCTTGGCGCTTATTGCCTTGGTGGGAGCGGCAGCTACCAAGTCCGCACCGTAAGAGGTTGACATGCCTGGAGCGCTAGACACTCTTTTCAAGAACGTCGCCAAGTCGGTTGTTGCCGACCTAGGCAAGTCTTTTGATCACACGATTACTTATACAGTTAAAGCATCTCCTAGCTATAACGTTGCCACTGGAGCGTTGACGACGACTGACACGACATATTCGATTGACGTGCCAGTTGAATTTATTGATTCTACGGAGGAGCAGGAAGGGCAAGAACAGCGCAAGGCAAAGCTGTATGTAACGCCTGATTTGATTGGGGATGGCCAGCCTACTTTTGAAGATACGGTTACGTTGAGTTATGCGGGGTCTAGCCGGATTGCTCAGATCGTGGATATTCGCACGTATAAAGGAGGCCAAGAGTATTTGTATATTCTTGAGGTGCTGTTCTAATGGCAAAACGTGGCATTGGTCAGATTGTGACTGACCTTGAGCAACAGCTAAATGCAGCTTTTAATGAATTGATCGTTGAGACTGCTAATGGGTTGTCCTCTACCATAAGCCCCGTAGACACAGGATTTTTTGCGTCTAGCTGGAAGGCGTCTACTCAAAGGCCACAAGCAAAAGATGAAAAAACTGAGCCTTGGTCAACATATGACAAAGGTTCAAATAAAGGCACAATTAAGCCGCGTTATCCAATCCCTGAGTTTAACTATAAGAGGCAGCCGACTGTTTATGTAGGCAACACTGCTGTGTATGCCTTGCAAGCATTCGCTTCGCCCAAGTCAAATATCCCGCAGTTCGTACAAGGCGAAATGCGAGACAAAGTAAATAATGCTTTCCAGGAGCGAAGAGCGGGTAGGATTTTTGCTGCTACTGGTCAGCGCATGGTCGCACCTGTCGGCGATGAACAACTTGGTGGTTAAGCTATGACTCTCGTAAATGCTCGCGCTGCTTTTGAGAAAGCTGTGACCGACGCGGTTGTTGCAGCCGATGCAACCGTTTCGATGGTTTACGACAACGTTCGTTTTACGACGCCCGGCAAGACTAAAAAATACGTTGTTATGAGCGTCAACTTCAACCGCTCAACGTTGCAAAATCAAGGCGCAGCCTCTGATTATTACAGCGGCGTGATTCAGTGCAACGTTTACGTTCCAAAATCAGGTGGAACGTCCGTCCTGTCTGCGATTAGCGAATCTGTTATTGATGGCTTGACCTCAGTAAACGCTACTGGCTATACAGATACGTTTAGCGTTTCCCCAAGGGTTATGGACGTTACAGGTCCAAGCCCTATTGAGCTAGAAGACCGAGCGCATTTTCTGGGCATTATTTCTTGTCAATTTACTGCAGTCGTGTAGTATATTGATCGAAACGGCATTGATTTATGCGGGCCACCGAACTGCTTCGGAATAAGTTTGGCGTTAGCCAGCTTTATAAGTACGAAGTAAAAGAAGACGACGAGGTGGTGCTTGAGGTGTTTTGGCACCCGCTTAGCATTGAAGAGCGCGAATCGATCCAGACAAAGCTTGACGCTACGGACAGCAAAGACTTTGCTTTGGGCCTGATGGTCGAGAAAGCTTTAGACGAGGACGGTCGCCGTATGTTCCAGGACGGCGAAGTAGCTGCTCTTAAGAGGACTGTAGCTGCTTCTGTCCTCCAAGAGATTCAGCTTGCCATGCTGAACTCTGGAACGGAGCACAAGGTGGAGGAAGCGAAAGCAGACCTCAAAAGCAAGTAACGACTGGTATTTTATTTTTTTCTTGGCGAAAGAGCTGGGCATGACGGTTGCTCAGCTCTCGCGTGATTTGACGCAAGAAGAGCTGGTCGGCTGGGCTGCTTACTTCGAGCTGCATAACGAGCAGCAGGAGAAGGCAATCCAGAACGCTAAGGCAGGTAGAGGGGCGCGAACGATGGGTGGGCGGTAGACTGGAGCGCAAGGTTCTACGTGTTTCGCTGTGGCTAACTACGACGTAGATATAAAAATTGCCTTAAAAGGGTCTCAAAAGCTTAAACAGCTAGCTGATCAATTAAAAACAATTAATAAAGAAGTCCGCAAACTTAACGCTGCAACAATAAAAGCGGCCAAAAGCCAAGACGAATCTTTTTCCATTAAAAAGATTCAAAATATTAATAATTATTCAAAAGCAGTAGCCAAGGCTGAGCGTACTTTAAAAAGAGCAGTTGCTAGCACCGAACAAGAGCAATTAGCAGTTAAAGCACTTGTCGCTGCTAGAAAACAGAATAATCAACAGTTAGAGCGCCAAAATAAGCTTTTAAAAGAAGAAGAGTTGCTGCAGGGTGTTGGCAGGCGGCCAAAAGCAAAAGGCTCTCCCACGGGAGGGGCAGGCGGCAAAGGCAGAGGGGGTGGATTTGGTGGCCTCCAAAGCGCTGCACTTGGCGTTGGCTTTCCGCTGCTGTTTGGCGGTGGAGCGGGCTCAATTGCTGGCGGTCTGTTAGGTAGCGCAGGCGGCTTTGGCGGTCAAATTCTTGGCAGCGCTGTTGGCCAGCAACTTGATCAATTCGCTCAAAAAACTGCAGAGTTAGGGGTAGCTCTTAGTAAGGCTGGTTTAGACGTAGAAGCGGTTACTAAGGCTGCAGGAGAATTAGGTTCTGAGGCTGAGCGTGTAATTAACGAGCTTAATAAAGTTGCAGGGGCTGAAGAAGCTGCAGCAGTTGCGGCTGATTTGCTGGCAAACAAAATTGGCGAAGATGGCGTAAGAGCGCTTGAGGAATTTGGCGCATCAGGCCAAGAGTTAGGTGCAGCAGTTAGCGAATTAAACACTGAATTTATGGTGTTGGCTGCGACCTTGCTTGGCCCTGTAGTCAAAGGGATCGCTGGTCTAATTCAAAGAGCTAATTTAGCTTCGCAAACTAGCGCAATGCTAAGAGCGGGCGGGCCAGAAGCAGAACGTCTTAGGGCTGTCGGCCAAAAAGTATTTGAGGCTGGCGGCAGCGCGGATGATAAAAATATCGCAATGCAAAATGAAGCGGCAAAGATTTTAGAAGAGCGTAGAAAAAAAATATTGTCAACAGCTCGCGACACTAGCCTGGAAAACAGCAAAGCATTGCAAATAGCTCAAAAAGAAAACGAAATTTTAGAATTAAATGGAGATCTAACAGACGAAAGTGTTTACCTTAGAAGACAAGAGCTTATTGAATTGAAGGCTAAGGCCAAGTTAAGCAAAGAAAACCTTACAGATTTAGAAAAAGAAATAATAGAACAGGAAAGGATAAATGAATTAAAAGGCCTTGAAAATCAAAGGGACGAGGAAGATCGAAGGAAAGGAGACGCGTTCCAACGCAAATTGCGAGAAGATCTTAAAAAACGTCGTCAGTTGCAGGCTAATTTACTTGCAGAAGGCAGCAAACAGCAGAAAATTGAAAATAAAATAACTGAAGCGACTAAAGGTCGAGCAGCAGCAATTCAAAGAGAGCTGGCTGACATGCAAGCTGCTTACACCGCAGATGCGCAGAGAATTATTTTTACTACAAAAAACAGAGACCTTGCTCAAGAAAAAGTAAATACTTTGGCAAAAGAGTACGAATTAAAGCAACTGCTTTTGCGCCAAGAATACAGAGAATTACAGCTTAAAAAAGATTTGCTTGCTATAGAGCAAAAACAAACTCTGTCTGGCATAAGCACAGGTTTAACTAGGCAAATTGAAGACGCTAGTTTGCGGCCAACTGGCAATGCAATGCAGGACCAGGAGTTAGAGTTACGAATTAGGCAAATTCGCAGGCAAGAAGACGCAAGACGCGATCTTACAAATCAAATAGAAAAAGAGCGAGCAGCAATTTTGCGTTATTCAGAGGCGGGTAATGCAAGTGGGGTAATGGATGCACAAGAAAGAGTGGAGGGCTTGCAAAAACAAATTGCCGTTTATGACCAGCTTCTGCCCCAGTTAGACGCAGCCGAACAGGCTCAACTTAAATTCAACCAAGCGCTCCAAGCGGCCAAGCCATTTGCAGACGCATTTACCAGCGGCCTGCTCGATGGAATGGTTGCTGTTGTTGATGGAACGAAAACAGCGGAGCAAGCCTTTGCTGATTTCTTGAACAGCATTGCGAAGATGCTGATGCAGACAGCGCAGCAGATGATTGCCCAATACATCGCGTTGGGAGTCGCTCGCATGTTTGGGGGCGTTCCAGCAGCTAGCTCAGGTACTGACACTTCCTTTATGGGGGGCAGTTTTAACCCGCTTAATTTTGTAGCTGGGCCATTTAGCCAGTACGGCACCAGAGCGCTTGGTGGTTCGGTCACTGGCAACCGGCCTTATTTGGTCGGAGAGCGTGGGCCTGAATTGTTCGTCCCAGGTGCTCAAGGCAACATTGTTCCGAACAATGCGATGGGTAGCGCTAGCGTCACCGTGAACGTCGATGCCACCGGGTCTAATGTTGAGGGCGATGGCTCCCAAGCAAAACAGCTCGGGTCTGCCATTGGAGCGGCAGTGCAGGCAGAATTGATCAAACAGAAACGACCTGGCGGTTTGCTTTCACGCTGATGGCTACTTTCCCTTCAATCACGCCGACTTACGGCATTCAAAAGTCAAGCGCACCGAATGTTCGGATTGCTCAGTTTGGGTCGGGTTACAGCCAGCGCACCACGTTCGGCATAAACCAGAATCCAAAGACCTATAACCTAACTTTTGAGGTGTCAGAAGCCGACTCAGACACCATTGAAGACTTCTTAGACACTCGCGGCGGAGTGGAGCATTTTGACTTCACACCACCTGGCGAAGCCGCCAGCGGCAAGTATATTTGCCGAAACTGGACTAAATCAATTCCATATTTAAACCGTGCCACGATCCAAGCGACCTTTGAGCAGGTATTTGAAGCATGACTATTAAAGATTCGATTCACGAACAGCTTCAGTCTTTAGAGCCCTCAGCAATCATTGAGCTGTTTGAGCTTGAGCTTACTCGAACCGTAAACGGCGTTGACCAGACTTACCGGTTTCATGCTGGAACGAACGACCTTGTTGCAAACATTGTTTTCAATGAGCAAACATATACGGCTTATCCGATTGAGGTAGATGGTTTTGAGTTGACATCTAAGGGCACGTTGCCGCGTCCCTCCATGCGTATTTCAAACGCCGACAGCGCAATCTCTGCGTTGATTGCACAGTTCAACCCGTTGCACGCGAAAGTCACACGCATTCGAACATGCAAAAAGTTTTTGGATGCTGTGAACTTCGCGGGTGAAACGAACGCTACTGCTGACGCTACGGCAAAGTTCAATGATGAAATCTGGTACATCGACCGTATAGCAACTGAAAATCTTCAGCTAGTTGAATTTGAGCTGACAAGCAAGCTGGACCTAACAAACCTCCAGCTACCCCGCCGGAAAATTCTTGAGCACTGCCCGTGGGTTTACAGAGGCCAAATGCCAGACGCAAACCAACTCCAACAAGGTGGTGAATGTGGATATAGAGGGACTAGGCGTTTTGACATCAATGACAATCCAGTAACCAGCGAAGCTGACGACGTTTGTGGCAAGCGGTTTAGCAGTTGCGCTCTAAGGTTTGTTGACGAAGAATTGCCGTTTGGTGGATTTACAGGCTCCAGAATTCAGACCTGATGCAGAGCGGCACGCTTTGCAGGAATCGCCAAAGGAGGCTTGTGGTGTTGTTGTGGACGGGCGCTACTGGCGTTGCCGCAATATCGCTGATTACCCTGAGCTTGATTTTGTCTTGAACCCGTCTGACTATGCAGTTGCTGCATTGTTTGGCAGGGTTGAAGCGATTGTGCATTCTCACCCAATGGGCGGGCCAGCGAGCCCTACTGACAAAGCATCCTGCACCGGCACCAAAATGCCGTGGCACATTTATTCAATACCGGAGAACCAGTGGTCAACTATCGATCCCTGATTGGCAGGCAGTGGGAGTACGGCAAAGCGGATTGCTTCACGTTGGTGCGCGACTATTTCAAGCAGCAGGGCATAGAGCTGCCGGACTTCCCGCGTCCTGATGACCTTGAAACGTGCCAAAGCATATTTCTGGAACAAGCTGAAGCGATTGGGTTTAAGCAAGTTGCTTTCAATTCGCGAGAGTCTGGGGATGTGTTGATCATGCGTTTAGGGACAGCAACGCCGATGCACGCTGCAATCCTGTTGCCAGACCTTCGCATCCTGCACCAAAAGCAAGATTCATTGAGTGCGATAGAGCCTTTTGGGCGATACTATGTCTCTAGGGTTGCGGCGGTCTTCAGGTATGCAGCAGACCGTTCGGCTGCTAGGTGAACTGGGCGAGCGTTACGGCGCAGACCATGAGTATTACAACCTTCGCACGCCAGCGGAAGCCATCAAACTGCTGTGCATCAACCACCCTAAGTTGGTGAAAGAGCTTGCTCACGCGCATGAGCATGGTGTTGGCTACAGGGTTATTCAGGCTGGTACGGATCTTGATTACCCAGATTTGCAGTTGCCGCTGGGCAAGAATGATTTGATTGTGACGCCTGTTATTACAGGTAGTGGAGGCGACAGCACAGGCAGAATTTTGCTGGGTGTTGGCCTAGTTGCTTTGTCGTTTGTCACAATTGGCAGCGCTACTGCTTTGGGCGGTCTTTTTGCTGGGATAGGGAACGCCGGGGCGTTTGGGTCAGCTGCCATTGGCTCTATCGGTGCCAGCTTGATTCTTGGCGGCGTATCTGATCTGTTATCGCCGCAGCCAACGATCCCTGGACTGTCTGGTCTTCAAGGCCCGATCACGAATGAAAATCTAGGCGGTCCGCAGAGCGTGCAGCGTGCCACCAGCGGCGTTCAGACTTATGCGTACAGCGGCCCAGCTAACACCATTGGTCAGGGTGCAACTATTCCTGTCGCTTACGGCGAAGTTTTAGCAGGCGGCCATCTGATTTCATCTGACGTTGACATTACGAGCGGCGACCGCAATCAAATCACCACGTTCGTTAGGCGGCCTGGCCAAAGCTCTGTTCTGATTGGCGGTGAACGCCCAATCAGAAGCAGAGTCCCAACTAGCAAAAAGAACGCAAACAAGACAATTATTCAAGGCTCTTTAATTTTCAAACCTACTATCGGCCCGAAAGAAGGTAAGTATAGAAGCAAGCAAGTAGAGGTAAACAGTTTTATTTACTTGAGAAACGGTAAACGTTATAGCAATTTTGACGATGATCAGTTTGGGTCAACGGCAAGTTCAGACCTTAAGGATGATTGGGTCGGCGTAATGCTGCAGCTCAATAAGGGATTGTTTGAGCATGTCAGCGGTCCGGGAACAACAAAAGTTGATGGATTTATTACTTACCGACTCGAAGTTCTGCGCGACATGGAGAAAGGCCCCAATGTCATTGTTGGTTCTTCAACCGCAACAATTCAAGGCATATTGAGAGACAAAGACAACTATAGATGGTGTCACTTGGTTAAATCCGCAGCGATTAAAAACGCTGAGAGGCATTTTGTAAGGGTTTACATTGTAGATTTTGAAGTTGACAAGAGTCTTAGGGCTGACAACTTAAAAGTCGTTGGCGTTGGCCACCGCATAGGGATCAACATCACTTAATTATGGCCCTCAACTCCAAAGCCTTTATCCAGATCGCAGACGTCATCTGCGAAGGCCCAATCGAAGGGCTGGTTGGTGGCCGCAAAGGCATTTTTCTTGATGAAACACCGTTAAAGACAAAAGTTGATAAAGGAGACGCTGAGTATTCAGTAGCTACAAAGTATGCAAAGATTGACTTTAACAAAGGGACTAGAGGGCAAGACGCATTAGGCAACCAAGGCGTTGTTAAAAACCTTGTGCAAGTTAATCAAGAGGTAGGCCATAACTACAGCGAAACGCTAGACGAGGAGGACAATAAAGTTACGGGCAGAGATTATGGGTCTGGGAATGTTGTCCGATCGATCAGTGATACAAGCGTTGATGCTTTTCAGTGCATCCTGACAATCCCTCGGTTGTTTTCTACTGCGATGGAGGGGTTGGCCAAAGGTCAGCTTTTTGGCGGCAGGATCAAAATCAAGTTCTTTGTGCAGTCTGTTGGCGATGGCGGTGGGTTCACCGAACTCAAAGAGCAAGTTATTAACGTCCGTGGAATATCAACATCGAACTATCAAATTAAAACAGATATTATTTACCTCCCAGGCACCGGCCCATGGAACATTAGAGTTCGCAAGGCCAATTTAAAGGAAGGCTTTTTTGTTGTCACAAAAGATAAATTTAAGAAAAAAGCTACTAAGACAGCTCCACTAGCTAATGGTCGTGGCAATCAGCTTGTCTGGACAAGCTTGATTGAAGTTAAAGATCAGCGCCCTAGGTATCCCTACACTGCAGTCGCTGGCTTGAAACTAGCAACAGAGCGTTTCCCAAGCCTGCCGACACGCGCATACTTGATTCGTGGCAAAAAGGTTGGAATTCCTACTAATGCCACGGTTAGGACCGGCACAGATAACGCGGATGGCAGCCTTGAATTTGACACAAACAAAGATTTTACAGGCAATCTTACTCATGGCCAGTGGACAACTTGCCCGGTGTGCTGCTGGTACGACATGGTGACCAGAAGCAGGTATGGCGCTGGCGATTTTGTAGACCCCACAAACCTAAGTTGGGTTGATTTGTACCCTCTTTCGCGATATGCGAATGAACTTGTTGACGTTACTACTACTGACGGCTCAACAATCCAAGAGCCACGTTTTGCCTGTAATACAATTATGAGCAGCCCTGCTAGTGCTTTTCAGGTTTTGCAGGATCTTGCCAGCGTGTTTCGCGGAATGGTCTACTGGCAGACAAACGTAATCCAAGCAAGCGCAGACCACGGCAATCTCAATGACGACGAAAACGGCCAGACGGTTCCACCTGTCCATCTTTATACAAACAGCAACGTCATCGGCGGGGGGTTTCAGTATTCAGGCACTTCATTAAAAACGCGCAGCACTTGCGTTCGCGTCAGATACAACGACCCAGAAAATTTCTATAAGTCGAATTTTGTTGTTGTTGAAGATCGTACGTTAATCGAAAGATATGGGCATCAAATCAAAGAAATCGTTGCTTTCGCCTGCACTTCTCAATACCAAGCACAGCGCATGGGGCGTTGGCTGCTTGCAGTTGAGGAACTAGACGGCCAAACCGTGACGTTTGCCACTGGATTGCAGGGTGCTGTCGTTACGCCTGGTCAAGTGTTTGCGGTGCAGGATGAGATGAGGGCTGGGGCAAGGCTGGCTGGTCGTGTTGCTGCTGCGACAACAACATCAATTACAGGCGATCAACCGATACTTTTGCCCGCAGGCGGGAGTGAAGAATTAACCTGCACTATGCCGGATGGAACGATAGAAACCCAGACCATTAACAGTGTGAGTGGCGCTGTTATGGCAACAAATGCTTTCAGTGCTGCTCCCTTAGTCCAGTCAATTTATTCAATACGCAGTGCCAACGTCACCGAACAAAAATTCCGCTGCCTGTCTGTTTCTGATAACGGCGATGGAACGTATGCAATTGTTGGCGTAGAGCACAACGACAGTATTTATGCAACGGCGGACACAGGCGCTGAAATGACATTTGATGATGTCACGCTGTTTGATGAGGCAGTCAACGAGCCAACCAACGTAACTCAAACTACAACTCAGGTTACGGTCGGCGGGTCAACAATCAATCGCCTTACGGTGACGTGGGACTCAACCAGTCCAAATGTCACGCATTTTGATGTCCGTTACACTATTGGCAACGGGGAAGAGCAACAAGACATTTCAAGGCAGACAAGATACGTTCTTGATGGCGTTGACGACGGGCAAGAAGTAACATTTGATATAAGAGCCGTTGCGGCGGGAATTACGGGGCTCACATGAAAGTTTCAAGCTGGTCTGAGAATGTTTTTACTGTTTCTGTTAATGGCATTGATGGTGCCACGAACACAGTCATCCTGCCGCCAGATCCTGATGAGGTCACGATCCAAGCAACAGGAGATCAAGCCACTTTGAGCTGGAAGATTCCAGAAACAACGCAAGATATTACTAAATTTACCGCAATAATTAGACATTCTACAAAAACAGATGGAACGGGCGAATGGCCCAACAGCACTCTGCTTAGGCGAGTTACAGCCACTACAAATTCAGTTACCGTGCCTTTGGAAGAGGGCGAGTATTTAGTTAAGTTTGAAAATGCCGATGAGCAGCGTAGTGTAAACGCTAAAAGTGCTGTTATTAATTTGCCAGATGCGTTGCCACGGTTAAACATTGATGTCCGCCGCGAAGATTTAGACACCCCGGAATTTCAAGGCCAAAAGGATGGAGTGATCTACAGCGATGAATATGACGCATTGGTTTTAGACGGCGACGATACTCTTGACGACAGACCTGACGTTGACGCGATTACTGATTTTGACTTCTTTGGAACGCGGTTGCTTTCGGGCACATATTTCTTCCGCAATGTATTAGATCTTGGCGGCAAATTTAGTGTCTTATTCAAACGCACGCTGGAGACTCGCGGTCTTTACCCAGACGCCACTATTGATAGTCGCGCAGAGTTGCTTGATCGCTGGTCTGATTTTGATGGTGCGATACCTGATGACACCTCTGCCCAGATGTTTTTCCGCACAAGTGATCAAGCCACTGTCGATGAGCAGTTGTTGCTGGAAGATGACAATTTCTTTTTACTAGAAGACAGCAACAAGTTTGAGATGGAGTCTGACATTAACTTTGGCCCGTTCGTGCCAATGGAATCTGGCAGTTTCTCAGGCAGGCAATTTCAATTCAAATGCGACCTCAGCTCAGCGCACATTGACGAAACGCCGCTTGTTGATCGGCTCGGCTACACGATGCAGCTTGAGCGAAGGACGGAGAGCAGCGATGTCCAAGCATCTGGCGCTGCTGCAAAAGCCATAACCTTTACGAACGCTTTTTACCAGACGCCAAGCATCGGCATCATGGCTTCCAATCTTGCGACAGGGGATTACTATGAGGTCACATCAGCCACCCGATCAGGGTTTACGGTCACTTTCTATAACAGCTCAGCGGCTGCTATAGACCGAAACTTCTCTTATCAGGCGGTTGGCTTTGGCTCTGAAACGACTTAACCCATGGCAACCCACGATTATGTAATCGCAAACGCCAGCGGTGCTGCTGTCCGTCAAGATTTAAATAATGCGCTGGCAGCCATTGTCAGCAACAACAGCAGCGACACAGAGCCAGGCACGACATACGCGCACATGTTGTGGCTGGACACGGCAAATGACATCCTAAAAATCCGAAACGCTGCCAACAATGCTTGGATTGACTGGATCACGCAGGCAGGCACGCCGCTGATTCCAGATGGAACAGTTGGTGCTCCTGGCTTGGCGTTTGCCTCAGAGACCGATTCTGGCCTTTACAGAATTGCGGCCAACACGCTTGGCGTTGCAACTAGCGGCACGGAGCGCATTGAAATTGGCGATGGCGGGATTGTCATCAATGAAGGCGGTGCAGACTCTGACATTCGTATTGAAGGCGACAACGAACCAAACCTGCTGGTTGTCGACGCAGGCAACGATCGGATCGGCATTGGCGATGGGGCACCTGGAACGACAGTTGAGATTCACGATGCAGAGCCCCGCATTACTGTCAGAAATACAACTGAAGAGGATACGGCTGGCGGCCGCGAGACACGCCTAATCTTTGAAGGCGAGCAATCTGGCGCTGAAATTTCGACGCTTGCTGAGATTGAAGCGAGCCATGAAGGAACCGCTGACGACGAAAAAGGCCAGATCGTAATTCGGACTAACGACGGTAGTGATGGCGCGTCACCCACTGCTGCGCTGACTATTGGTTCAGATCAAACAGTTGCTGTTGCTGACAATCTGACGGTCAACGGGAACCAATACCCCACGGCTGGCGCGTTAAGCCATCGCAATATAATTATTAATGGTGCGATGCGGATAGTGCAAAGAGGCAGTTCCGAAACAGGTGTGACCACATCTACTTATGGCGGTCCTGATCGTTGGCGTACCGATATTGGAACTGCCGGAACATGGACTATATCGCGAAGCACTACAGCGCCGGACGGGTTTGGCTATTCTTTCAAGTTTGATTGCACAACAGCAAAAGCCTCCCTTGACGCCGGCAGCGCTTTAGTTTTTGACCAACGTATTGAAGGGCAAAATCTGCAGGGCCTAAAAAAAGGAATAGCCGCAGCCGAAAGTGTAACTTTGTCTTTTTGGGTACGCTCTAACAAAACTGGCACGTATATTATTGAGCTTAACGATAACGATAACACCAGGGCAATATCAAGATCTTACACAATTGATTCAGCAAATACTTGGGAATATAAAAGCATTACTGTCCCCGGCGACACTACAGGCGCTTTTGACGATGACGCCGAGCTTAGCTTGTTCGTCAATTGGTGGCTTGCGGCTGGTACAAATTTCTCCAGCGGAACTCTTGCAACGTCGTGGGTTGCACGGACAGACGCTAACCGTGCAGTTGGCCAAGTTAATCTTGCTGACAGCACTGACAATGAGTGGTATGTCACTGGCGTACAACTAGAAATTGGGACAAAAGCAACACCTTTTGAATATCGAAACATCACTGAAGATTTTATTCTGTGTCAGCGGTATTATCAACGTGGCAGAGGTACTCTGTACGTCTATTACCCAAGCAGTGCAACTTTAGAAAGTTTTGAACCGTTTAAGGTAACCATGAGGGCTACGCCAACTAGTGCAAGTATTTCCTCTGCAACTAACCTTGGTAATGGTTTTAGTACAAGCACGACTTTAGTGGATAATAATGGGATAAAAATCAACTTCCCAGCTAGCGCCGCTGGCTTCAATGGCGCTAGAGTTGTGTACTTGGTGGACGCAGAATTATGATCAGTTACCAGCTTTTGCCCAACCATGAAAGCCTTGAGGTCAGCCAGATCTTACGGATCAACGGTGACGTAGAAACTACGATCAACTTAGAGGTCGAAAGTCCTTACAAGGAAGAATATGAAGCGTGGCTGGCCGAGGGCAACACGCCTGCACCTGCTGTTCTTACTGAATAATGGCTGACCGTAAAATCTCTGCCCTCAGCGCCCTCACCACACCGGCTGAGGGTGATTTGCTGCCTGTTGTTGACGTATCAGAAGCAGCCAACGCGGACAAGAACAAGAGCATCACGCTGAGCACCTTGTTTCGGCGTTTGCCTGATGGTTCTGTCGGCGCCCCAGCAATCGGCTTTTTGAGTGACACTGGCACGTCTGGGATCTACCGGACAGCGGCCAATGAGGTGGCTTTCACCAACAACTCAACCTTTAACGGCAAGTTCACCACTGCTGGGTTTCAGCTAGGCACTGGAACGGCTGCAGCTCAACTGCACCTTTTCAGCACTGACACGACTGATCAAGTCATCATTGAAAACAGTGATGCTGGGGCGGACACTGCGCCTGACGTGGTGCTGTACCGCAACTCTGCATCGCCAGCAGCTAGCGACAACCTTGGCAACTTTGAGTTTCGCGGCAAAGACAGCAACGGTGATGACCACACCTATGCCCAGTTGGTTGGCGGTATTAGCGACCCAACCAACACCTCAGAAGATGGCATTCTTGATCTGAGCACGACCTTTGCAGGCACTAACGCTTCGCGCATTAGGTTGTCTGGTCGTTTTGTTGGTATTGGCGAGGGCTCACCTGCGTACCCGATGCACTTGACCACGGATTTAACAGGCACAGCGTTAAATCTTGAGTGCAGTGCTGACGACCCATCTTCTGGCGCGGACCTGACATTGTTCCATCGCCGTGGCGCTTCTAGCGCAGGGCAGGATGAGGATGCTTTAGGCAGCGTCTTTTTCAGAGGCAAGAACGATGCGGGCACACCTGCTGAGGTCGATTATGCGGGTATTGAGGGCAAGATTGTTGACGCAAGTGACGCCACGGAAGATGGCGGATTAAGCCTGCAAGTCCAAACAGCGGGTGCGATGACCACCCAGCTTGAGATTGGCCCTGCTCAAGTTTTTGTTGGTTCTGGGGTTGCTACAGACGCGGCGATTATTAGCACTGTCAATTTCAGGGGGGCAAACGACAACACAAACCCTGAGGACATCAACTATGCAGCTCTGGTCGGGACTGTTGTTGATGCAAGTGACGGCACAGAAGACGGTCGGCTGCAGGTTCAAACGATGACAGCGGGAACGCTTGCAACTCGTTTGGACATCACTGAGAACAAGATTGGATTCTTTGGGGCGACTGCTGCTGTGCAGTCCACTCATGTGGCGGACATCACCACAACTGCATCTTCTGGGGCATTGCCTGCTGCTAACGACACGAACACAATCGCGGACGCAACCGCTCCAACCAACGCGGAGTTGTTGCAGTATTGCGTGACTCTTGAGGCAAAAGTTGAGGCGCTTCTAGCCTTTGCGAGTGCTCATGGCCTGATGGCCTCTAGCTGATGAGTTCAACTGTTGGCTTTGTGCTTTGGAGCGGGCTGGTAGTTACCGGCTATGCAATAACGATTGTCGCTTCAGCTCACATTTTCTGGCAGTACGGCTATGGACAGGCCCAATCTGATCTTCGCTCTGAACAGCAATGCCACGACCTGACCCGATGATTCCCTGCAAGCCTGGGGCTCAGGACCGTGTGGCTATGGAAAATAGAATCCGCTGGATTGAGGCCCTTTACATGCACGATGGCCGCGAAAATCCTGACCACCCAATGCACGGCTTATACACCGGCTTAAATATTAAATATGCGAATTGGGTCGGAAACCACTAACTGAAATGGCTGACTTACCGGCAGCACTTTTGCCTAAACCCTGTAAGGTAGTCTCGAAAAACGCTAATCAATCAACAAATGATCAAGCGAATTGTTTTTGGTGCAGCCGCTGGCGCTCTTGCCTTGGCTCCCCTCTCTGCAGCAAAAGCTGAGGGTTTCTACCTGAACCCTGAGTTCAATGGCGCTTGGAGCGGATCTGAGTATGGCGGTTCCGTTATGGATGGCCATGTTGGGTATGAAAAAGGCCCCTTCTATATTCAGGGTGGTCCTTCATGGCTTTCACCAAATGGCGGCGATACCGAAATTGGTTTCTCTGCGAAAACTGGGGTGACTGCTCCTGTCAGTGATTCAATCGACCTGTATGGCGAGGTTTCCTATGCCAAGTATGAGGACGTTGATGCTGGCTATGGCCTGAAGCTTGGCGGCAAAGTCAAGTTCTGATTACACTTCAAGAGCGGACCTGAACACACCCGCAGCCT